TCAAGTGCAGATCAAACTAAGAAAGCCATGGTCGATTGTTACGATGCTGGTCTTACACCAATGCTAACAGTGCATGATGAATTATGTTTTAATATTGAAAACAACAAACAAATAGAACAAATTAAAGACATTATGTCTAATTGTGTGCCAGAACTAAAAATTCCCTTTGATGTAGACGCTGAAATGGGGTCAAATTGGGGAGAAGTTGGATAGTGGACAATACAAAAACATACAAAAACAAAGGTATTTCTAGGGTATAATCACACACAGACACTTTGTTTTGGCTCTGTGTGGCGATCTGAGAGCCTAGTTTTTTCTGACAGGTTTGCAATATGCAGTGATTTTGCCGATTTCACCATCTGGTAGTGGAACATCTGGTTGATTGTTCAAACGTCTTGCAAAATACAAACAACTGTTAATATTTTCAAATCTTTGTGTCTGATCTATCACTCTTTCGTTGAGCATGAAGACCAGAAGAAACTCTATCATTCATCTTTTGCCTTCCAAAAATACTCGTCTGTATCTCCGAGTCTGAACTTCTGTCCGTTCTCAACTTGATATATTTCTGTACTAACTTTGAAGTCTGGTTGCAGTGGCTTGTCTGGTGTTAGTGAATTATCGTACACTCTCATTCTGTTGTTTGGATACAGACAGAACTGTCCGTTATCTAATTCTAATAAGTTAAATGATTTGTGTTCTGCTGGTTTCTCACTGGTTGAATAATCTATCGTGTCTATACTCTCGTGATAGTTATCTAAAGTACAAACGTAAGATCCTTTTACAATGCCGTGATCTCTTGTGTAAACTTCAAAGTCCATTGATCCTATAAACTGTTTGCTAACTGCCACCACCCCATAATCCATGCAATTCCAAAACTGGAGATTATAAAGATCCATATCTGGATCTGGGGTCTGTGGTTCAGAAGTAAAAGCACTAATAGGTAGTTTATCGTAAAGAGCACCGTAGTCAGGGAGATAAGTTTCAAAATAGAAAGCTCGACCTGGAATAGATTTCGCAGTAACCCAGACACCTTTTACAAATTCTCCGTGTCCATCTTCTCCATCTCTTAAATATTCTTTACGAACCCATACATCTATCGAAGGTAAATTAACAATTAATGTAGACATTTATGTATAAATTAAACCTCTTCTGTATCCGTTTACTCTATCGTATGTAAGAGTCTCTTTTCTGTTTGCGTCACCAACGTATGATACATGCACCCAACCAGAGCTTGGACCCTTGGCTCTTTCATAACATTCTAATATTAACTGATCGAAATCTAATTCGTTTGCTATATGTTGTGCTAGTTCTGCATTGGCAATACCTGGTATCTCTATGTCCGCCGCTTGACCTTTACAATGTTGACTTGTGCTTTTTGATCCTATGGCTCGACATAACGCTGCGCTGCGATACCCAGAGTTAATAACAACTGGTTTATCAAAGTGAGTTCTGATAGGTTCAAGAACATTCTCACATAGTGCCATCATAGCTACTACATGTTTGTCTCCAGGCGTGTTCTCTATACCTTTTCTTTCTGCCGTTTGTGATTTCACAAACTCTGCTATTGTAAAATGTGGTGATAATCTACTCATCCAGTTCTCCTAGCTATTTCCATATTTTTTATTATAGTTTCTGGATCACCACCTAAGAAGGCTGCGATCTGTCTATTTTCTGGAGAGGGTCTTAACAATTCGTTCACGGCTCTATTTTCAGTCATCTCCACTGTCGGTGGTTCTTGAGTCAAGTTTTGTGGTCTTGGTTGAGGTAACTGATCGTTCTTCTTGGGAAGATTCGATAAGTTTAAGAACTCTCTAATATTTTTTGTTGGTGTTTTTAATTCTACTGGTTCTGGTGTTAATCGAAGACCCAATCTGTTTCTAAATAATTTTTGAAGAGAAGATATCGGTAAATTAATCCCTTGTCTTCTAGCTACTCCAAGTCTTTCTTTACTTGGAAAGTATGGTAAGTATTTGTCTGCTCTCAAAGAAAAGATTTCTCTGTTACCTAATCCAGCTTTTACCTTAAAAATTCTAGCGAGTTGAGTATCTGACATCCCTAATTTTTTTAGACTATCATAGTTTAGTTTCATTTCTTTAAATGCTCTAAGTCTTGCATCATCTGCTCTTAGATATGCTTCGAGCACTTGATCTTTACTAGGATCTTTTAATCTTAATACATCTGTAAACAATGTTGCAGCGCCAGATCTAGCTCCTTTAAACTCTTGAGCTTTAAACTCTGCAATTCTATCTCTGTCTATAATCTGTGACTGAAGACCAGTGAAAGCTCTGAATAGTTCACCATATCTTTTATATTCTCGACCAGTTGTAGGTTCTTCTGCTTCAACATTAAAACCTAGAAACTGACCACCTTCTGGAAAGAATAAACCTCTTGCAGTTCTACCAAGTTCTGGAGACTTAACTGCCTGTCCTCTAGCAATACCAAGATCAGCACCAGTTGGTATTCTTATAGGAAGTATGTTTGGTTTAAGAGTATCAAGTATATGTATCAAGCCTTTTTCAAACTGTAGTCCTAACTCATCTCCTTCTTTGTAAACTTTAGCACCAGATCTAGTTACTCCACCTCTTCCAACACCAAGTCCAAGAGCACTTTCTTTTGGTAACACATCTAACACTGCATCATAAACCATGGATACTTCGAAGAAAGGACTGAAAAATTCTGCAATGGAATCAAAAGTAGCACCTCTAATTTTAGCAAAATCACTTTTATCTAATCTTGTACCATCTCTTAAAGATCTAGCCATGGTATGAAAAGGTTTGGAAACCAAGTCCCAAGGATTTGTGTAACTAAAATCTATAACTTCTGGATTACCTTTTTCATCTTTACCAACTGGTATCAACACAGAGTTTCTTTGCCACGGAGCAGATAGTCTGTTGATAGCATCAATCTCTTCATCAGATGTGTCTGTCATCATCTGACCAAATCTTTGTAAGCCTTCACCCATTATACCAAATGTGAACAACGAGCTAGTCATTCTTCTAGCACCAATCTCTCTGATTGCTGCACTATCACTAGCAAGTTCTTTCATGGCTACATCTAAAGTATTAAAACCAGTTCTAATTATTTCTGCTGGAAACGCTATAAAGTTACCAAGAGGCAAACCTCTTAAACCTTTTATCGCATCTGGAACAAGTTCGTAGTTTGGAACGAGATTACGAATATTGTCTGCCGTAAATTGTTTGAAAGCCTCTTCAAACTCCTCTGGCGTAGCGTCTGCTTTTGCACCTATCGTTCTTCCAAACTCTCTGTCTGCATTTCTTGTTGCGTTAGCGATAGCTGCTCGTTGTTGTTCTATAGTTAGATTGTCAAACCCTGGAGCTTTTTTAGCATTGTTTATGGCACTGGCCTGCATCTTTCTTCGAGCATTTCTAAACTTCTGTGTCTCAAAGAGATAGTTGTATATCTTCCAAACATCATCGCCACCTCTGTATAAGTCTTCTGCAAAACCAAGAGGCTTCTTAAAAAACTGTCCCAGTTTACTTCTCTTTTCTGTTTTAAATTGTGGATCAGATCTACCTAAAGTCTCTACTCTTTCTTGTGCTGCTCCACCTTTAATTTGACCTTCTACAAAATCTCCTCTTGCTTCGTATCCTAGTCCTTTTCTTAAATTTTCTTGTATCTCTCGTAACTGAGCCGAGCTACCAATGACTCCTCGCTTCTGCATATCAACAAGAAAGTCCAGTGTTTTACCATCTCTTTGTAAATCTGCAAAAGTCATACCTTTCACTTTAAGTTCTTTGTCAATTACATCTCTTAAAACAAGATTAAAAGAGCTACCAAGACTGGCTCCTTTACCAACATTACCTTGTGCTAGTGCAAAACCCGCTGCAGAAGTGACGTTTCTAACTTGTGTTAAAGGAGAGAGAATTGTTTTCGCATATTGTGTTGCACCCTTCAAAGTCTGAAAAAAACCATACGCTTGTCTAAGCAAAGTCGGCATGGTGTCAGAATCATTCATAGCGTATGTGCTCAAGTTATTATACATAACTCTTGGTACTGCGTATCCAAACATACTTCCGAACATACTAGTTGTTTGGTTAGCACCAGGTGAATATATATCTCTCTTCACACTAGTTTCGGCAGATCGTCCTAGAATAACATGATTAGGATGGGCAGCTAACCAATCATCAAGAGCTGCTCCCAATGTCTTTTCATCAAGATCAGATACTCTATCTATTACGTTTGGGTTTACATTAAATACGTCTGGCTTTTGTCTTATCCAGTTTATAATTTCATCATCCATTTTATAGAAAAGTTGTTTTTCTTCTGGAGCTGCTCTTAGTGTCGTGGGTCGTGCTGCATTTCTCGCAACTGTTGCGGCTATGTTTTCATCTACAGTTTCTTTAAACAATCCTAAAAATCTATCAGTCGCTATAAAATTAGATAACTCTGACACTGTTGATATGAAAGCCTCTCTTGGATCTCTGATCTCTCCAAGTATTAAGCGTAAGACTTCACTATCTACTTTTCTTTTGTTAATCAAACTCGTATCTAATCTTGTTTGGAACACTCTTGATAATGCGTGGACACCACTGCCTTTTGCTTTTGCGTTACTAACAACTTTGTCTATATAAAACTGTGCTTGATCTCGACTTAAAGTGCTTTGTCTTGCAGTCAATTCAGCCATCTGTTCGTCAGTTATCTTGTATGGTGTGTCACTTAATATACCTCTTATGTGACCATAATCTACGCCTTCACCTCTTGTTATTTTTCTAATTATTTCTGTCTTAGCTTGAGGTTTTATAACATAGTTCTTATCGTTGTATATTCTATATAATCTTCTTAGATATCCACCCTCTCTCATCATTCTTGAAACTTGTGCTCTAAAATTTTCTCTAGTTAAACCACCTTGTATCACAGCGTCTTCTGGTAAATCAGATATAACTTTACTATTTAAGAACTGGTCAGTTAATCCTTTGATGGTATCAGCGGCTTTTACATATTCTTGATAAAGCTCATCTGGTAGATCTATAATTTTGTTTTCTTTTTCAACCGCTAATCTTCTTTGTCTATTAGTCAAAGAGGAAGTGTCTTGTCCTTTTCTTGCACCCTCAAGAACATCCATGAAGTTATCTAAATATTTTCTTTTATTGTGGTCTGGAAGTCCAATATATCTAGGAGTTCTTAAAATTTCTTCAATCTTTTTATCGATATCTTGCATCTTTTGTTTAGCAACTTTTATATTGCCTTCGACTTCTGGATTAATTAAAGATCGTGCTCTTGCTACTACTGGATCTAAAAAACCTCTGTATCTTAATAAGGCTTCCATTTTACCAACAAGAGCTGGTAAACTTCTCATACTTGATTCATTCTGCTTAAGTGCCATCTCTCTTCGACCAATAGATTTTTTAGCACCCTCTATCATGCCTTTAGCCAAAGGTACTGTCATACCACTTGCAATATCTAAAACAGTAGACTCTCTGGGTAAAACATTAGCAGCTGCATTACCCACTCTGGAATTTAACTCTGTTAATGCTTCTATGGGCCGTGCACTTAGAGTCTTGTTTAAAACTTTTAGAGACGCACCAAGTGCTGGAGGTATCACGGCAGTTGCCACACCGCCTTCAAGACCAATCTTTAATTTATTTAAAATTTTTGCAAAAGCTCTTTCTTGTCCATCAAGACCGACAGCATCTATGGTGTTTGTAGGACCTGCATCAAAGAAGTCACCTAGTGTTTGTGTATCATCTGTAGAAACAATCGCATCTGCTAAACCAGCGGCAGTTAACATAGTTGCATATCGCCCTAACTTTTGTGCCTTTGTTTGTTTTTGAAAAACAGTTTTTCCATCTTTCTTAAATTTTCTGAAAGGATCTCTAGCTTTGTTGATACCACTTAGGTTGGTTCCTAGAACACGAGCATTTTTAGGACCTATCTGTGGATTTCTTGCACCTATCAGTGGCTTACCTTGTAAGATTCTTCCTACTCTGCCCGCTTTGGACACGGCAGAAGCAGCTGCAACACCTGGAATACCAAATTGAACTAGAGCTTCTGTAACTTTACCAGCTGCTCCTTCTGGATCTATACCAAGATCTTCTCTGATTCCATCAAACCATGCTTCAACTGTGTCGGTGGCTCTACCTCCAGTTATGGCATCGCTTACCAAAGTTCCTGTTGTAATTATTCCTTCTGGTATTTTAGATAAACCAGAAAGCACACCCTCACCAGCTTCTGTAAAAAACCCCTCGTAGCTACCACCACCTCTAGCTTTAGCTAGATTTGCTTGTTTTTCATTGAAAGCTCTAACTCTTTTTTCAGCTTCTTCTTGACCTATCTCTTTTAGGTAGGTGTATTTTTTTCCATCAACTTCATAAGTAAACATTTAACTGCCTGGTGATCCCACAAAGAGGTCTGCGTTGTTTTGATATGTTCGTACAGTGTCTGCATCTCCAGTTTCAATAGCGTTTTTAATTATCTCTGGCATATCGTCATATTTAAGAATAACACCTTTTTCTCTTAAAGGTTTAAATGCAGTAATCAATGCACCTAAAGCAGCGTTAGCGTTACCTTGAAATGGATCTAGAGCTTTTTGAAAAGGACTAGTAGATGCAGTTAAGTTTTGAAGAGTCAATCCTAACTCTTCTTGTACGGAAGCAGAAAGCTCTGTGCCTGGAGCCGCCTGCATACCAAAACCTCCTTTACGTCCAGCTATGTTAATTTTTTGCATGGATTCTGTTGGTCTGGTAACTTTACTATCTTTTAGTTCTTTAAGTAAATCAAACTGTTGATTTATACCTTTTTGCGTAAGTTCTAAGTTTTCAGCAGTCATCAACTTACTCTCATCTTTTATCTTAACAAGACCTTGAGTTACCGCTGCTTGAATCTCATCTGGTAACAGAGCAGCTATCTTAGCTTTGTGAATCTCTAACATGTTTTGAAACTCTGAATCACTCTTGTCTAACTTAAACTTCTCTAAGTCATAGTTAGCCATGGTAGCCAGACTTTCAATCTTTATCTTTCTCATGGCAACTTCTGTGTTTAACTTATCAAGCAAGTCTTTTCTTTCTTCACCACGAGTTTGTTGTACTATGTTAAATTCTGCTGCTTTTCTTTGGACATCTAATGCGTTCTTTGCAATGTTTTCAGATTTCTTGTCTGCTAACAACTTATACATTGTGCTTTGATAAGTTTTTACGTCTTCTCTGTAATCATCTGAAAGATCTTTCATGTCTCTGCCGTAGCCTTCAAGACCAACTTGAAAACCTTTAGCTACATTTGTTAGTGCGTTTTCACTCTCACCCGCAGCCATGGCAAGACCTGCCCTCATCATATTCAACCATACAGATCCTTGTTGATCCTTAGATAAGTTTTCGTCAAGTTTGTCTTTGTCATAACCAAGCAAATCAAAAGCGGCATCTCTTACATCCCCAAACGTAGCCTCTTCTGGTTTCTTCTGTAGAGCAGCTATATATTCTTCTTTATGCTTATCATAAGTTTTACCTAATATATTAGCATTGTCTAAATTATCTAAATCAGTTGCGTAGGTTGAATAAAGATTTTGTATGCCTTGTATCTCGGTAGCTGTTCTTTTTTTGATGTCCTTAAAGTCAAACTTTTTTGTAGTGTCCTCTGGTTTTGGTTTTACATTAGATGTAAAAGGAGCTTCTGAAACTGGTATATCTCCACCATCATATGTTTCTGCTTCATCATCAATTTTCTTAGCTGTTGCTGTATTCAATATGTTTTGAGTTGTATCATTTATTGATGGCGGAATATTGGTTACTTCTCCACCACCCACTTCTTCTGTTATAGCCGAACTGCCTGGGATTGCACCAAAACCTTTTGCTGTTACAGGTGTAACTCTTCCAAACTCAAAATCTGCCGCGTCTATCTCTGTGTTAGATCTGCCTAGTGGTTTTCTCTGTCCATAAAAAGGTATTGTGAAATCGTAAATTGACTTAAGTTTACCAACTTTAAATTCATTTGCCACAGTAGGATTTATTTGACTAGCTTCTGCTGTTCCAACTCTAATCAACTCTGGACTAGAAGCCATGATACCAGAAGGATCACTCCTACGGATATTAGGATTACGAAACATTGGTCTATCAAATACGCTTCTTATCATTAGGCTCTTCCAAAAAAGTTATTAAAACCACCAGCTTGTCCTACTGCTCCGAGACCCGCGATCCCTAATCCAAGAAGTTGTGAAGATCTACTTGGTGGTGGAGTTGAAACTCTAGATGTAGTTTGTTGCAGTGCTGGAACACCTCTGAATATGTCAGATAAGAAACCTACTCTCTGGAATGGTAGAGCTTCTTGTGCTAGTTCGTTTGCTCTTGCTATGTCTAATTCTTTTTGTCCTTGTTGTTGTTGCAAACCACCAATTCCAAGTAGCGTGTTTACATCTTGGACACCTAACTGCTGCCCTAATTGTCCAAGAGCAGCAGTTGATGTTCCAAGTTGCCCGATTGTCTGACCGAGTCGTCCAGTTGTCGCACCAAGCTGTCCAGTTGTCGCACCAAGTTGCCCAGTTGATGCACCGAGTTGTCCAGTTAATTGTGCTTGTCGTAAGGCTTGTTGAGCTCTTGTTGTTGCCGCTTGTTGAGCTAATTGTTGTGCTTGTTGAAATCCTTGTGTTCTTAACTGTGCACCAGTTCTAGCTTGTTGATCCATGACATTTCTTGCAATCTCTGCTTGAGCTATACCTTGTCTAGATCCCCCAAACGCACCACTTCCTACGGCTTGTCCAGCTAATTGATTCTGTTGCATCTGTCCTTGTCTTGCTATATCAGCTTGTGTTGCTGCAATCACATCTTCTGTAAACGGATTCATAAAGTCTTGGTAAGAAGTTGGATCAAAATCAAAGGTGGCTCTGCCAGCTTGATCTACTGCTTGATCTATAGTCCCTAGTCCTTGGGTCACGGTTCCTAGTCCAGTGCCAACGACTCCTAGTCCAGTACCAACTGCTCCTATGCCTTGACCAATCGCTTCACTGCCTCTTTGTATAAAAGGCTCAAAGCCACCCACACCTGCTCTAGCTCTGTCTATTGCATCTAACTGACTCTGTGAAAGACCTTGTAATTGCTGTCTAGCAAACGGCATAGATGAGCCAGGTTCTGTTACAGCCTCTGCACTTTTAAATATATCTGCTAAAAATTCTTCTTGGAATGGTGCTAACCTAACGGTTTGTTCTGAAGTTGTTGTAGCCATTATGCAACCCTTTCTAATTCAGACATCATCTCATACATTCTTGCAGCTCCAATGTCTCTATCTCCACCACCTGCACCTCTGACTGCTTTTGCAGTTAACACAAACTCGCCATCTGACAATCTTGCTGGTACAGAATCACTTGTTCCTGTTCCAGGTCCAGTTACTTCACCACCAGCGGCAGCCATTATCCCTACTTGTCTTTCTTCTTGTTTCCTCAAATCATCAAAATATTTTTTTCTGTCTTCATCATCATCTAAATCATAACTCTTGTCGCCTATAAAGCCAAGACCTAATCTAGATTTACCAACTGGATCTGGTCTTTGTGCAAACTGTTCTTGTTTTGGTTCCTCGCCTAACGCAAGTGCTCCTATACCAGCACCACCTATACCTAACGCAGTTCCCGGGTTCTCTTTTGCAAAATCAACTGCTTTTTGAAAAAAACTTGGAGTATCTACTGTTTTTACGGATGCTTCAAACCCAGGTGTTAGAGCTTCACCAGTCGCCATAGTGCCAGATCCGTATTGTGCGGGAAGTGCTGCAGCTTTTGGAGTGAAAAAATTACCACCACTTGCAGCGTATCCACCAATACCACCAAAAAGTGCCGCCTTCAACGCATCATCCGTATCGCCACCTGCAGCCAGTGAGCCTATACCTGCACCTAAAGCAGAACCTATAGCGGCAGAACCTAACGGACCACCAAGAGCGAAACCGAGAGTACCACCTATGACTGGTGCGGCTTTTTTTAAGATTCTTTTAAAACTTTTAAATATACCCATTCACGACACCGATACAGTAACATTACCTAATGTAGCAGTTCCAGAAGATCCGTCAACACCTGCTATGTTTAATAAACTTACTTTAACATCATTTCCAAATCTATACAAGGTTCCAGGTTCTAAACCTATATCACTTGTTGGTATATCCGATAATACTATTTTAGTGTTTCGTCCCTCACCTGGATTGTCATTTTGTTGTATGAAAAAATCTAGAGCTCTTACTAAATCAATAATATATGCTTGATCGACCTCTCCAATCGGTAAAGGTAGTCTTGGTGAAGCAAGATTTCTTGAAGACATTATCTTCTCCCATCTGGTCTAATGTCTACTCTTGGTGTCCCTAACTTCCAAGCAACGCCTTGTGCCGTTGATTCGAGCTTCATGTTAAAAGAACGACCTCTAAGTCTTACGTTAATTAAATCTGTAAACTGTTCTACTGAAGTAGTGGATGTTCTTTCGCTTGATCCACTTGAACTATTAGCATAAGTGCTACCAGGTCCTTTCCTTGCTTGTAATGTGAAAGTAGCCGTTGGATTACCAGTGTCTGATGTAGATCCCTCAAAAGTAATATCTGGAATTAATTGCTTTATAAAACTAAATTGATACCCATCACCTATATCAATTTGACTTGATTCAATAGAAGCAGTCATTGCTGATCCATCATCATCGTTTCCAGTTTCGTGGTCAAATAAATAAGATGAGCCTGCTGCTATTGGAAATCGTCTGATACCTCTGTCATGCCAAGCAGTTCTAGTTAAAGTTCCATAATACCATGTTTTCTCTAGGTAATTGTAAATAACATACTTATCATTTTCTGTTGAACTAGCAGACGGATAAAACCACCATATCTCTCCCCATTGAGAATTAACTGCGGCAAACACTTTATCGACCTGACTAAGATTAAAATCTAAAAATACTTTTTCTCTAACTGTGCAAGGTATCTGTTGTGTCTGTCCACCATACAGATAAAAAGTATCTTTACCCATCCAGAACACTGCATCATCTACAGCAACGGCGGCTTTTGGACTCATGATTGTAATATTTTTAGAAAGTTCTTGCAGACCAAAAGTAAAAGGTGGTCCGATGAATCTCATACTAAACAAACTTCTGTCTGTGAACACCAGTATTTGTTGTTTTGTTTCAACTGCTTGAACGAATGTGGAGCCACTACTTAATCTTAAATCGCCTGCTGTATTTGTTGCAGTTGGAGTAAAATCTGTTAGAGACTCTTGAGAACCAAAACGAATAAGAAGAGGATCTTGTGTCGTTGTGCCTATGGTATTAGTTCCAAATGCAATTACATGTCTATCAATATCTGATACTAAAATTTGTTTTGCAATCGTAGGAACATCTGACGCACCAGTTAAACTTGATAATAAAACTGCTCTATTATTAACACCATTAGTTTTATCCCAGTAATAAACGGCATCATCTTTAGGATTCAAAAGTAAGTCTTCACCAAAATTATCATGTGACCACAAACGAATTTGTGCAGTTGTTCCACTTGCCGCTGCTTCACCCCATCCGAATGTAGTTAAATCTGCATTGATACCACCATATCCACCAGCACCCCATCCGTTACCACCAACAGAAGTATCAAGACCCACATTTATTTGATATACTCCATCAACACCAGAGCCACCATTACCAGAATCTGAACTATTTGCTGTGACGCTTACAGTAATTTCATAAGTATTACCATTAACAACTCTTGTTATTTGATGCTCTGCATTAAGAATATTGGCTGTGACAAGACCACCTAAAGTAACTGCACCAGATATAACTACAAAATCATTTTGTATTGCTCCATGATTCGAATCCGTTACAGTTATAGTTGATGAGCCATTAGTAGCGGCAAAAGTAATACTGTTAGTAGAAGTCTTACGAGCAGGTGTTACATCATTAAACTGACCACCCTCTTCTATATAGTATTTCAAATGTGTACCAACGCCCATAAAGTTAGAGTTGTCTAGAGCAACCCAGTTATGTAATGCTCTAGCCGTGCCTTGATAGGTGTTATCTGAATGTTTTGCCCAACCACCTATTTTTTCTGGAAACCCAGCATAAAATCTAACTTTTTCACAATCAAAGAAACCACCCTCATTAGAATAAGAAGTTATTTCTCTATTAATTCCTGGTCTAAATTTTAAACTGGTTAAGGGCATATCACTCTCGTTTATTTTGGTGCAGGCATTTTAACTCCAAGCACTCCTTGTTTTTGAAACTCGGCAGGTAAACCTAGATGTGGCTTTGTATCATACATATATGTCTTACCGCTAGGTCCATTAATATCATTATAATGTAAAAACACTTGAGATTGGTGAGCACCTAAAAATTCTTCTCGCCAGTGTTCAATCTCACAACCACGATAGACGATTGCGTCACCTGGGTTTAAGTGTACTTCTTTGCCTTCTTTACCTAACTCTCCAGACTTTTCTACAAACATACCCCACTCGTAACCTTCTGGTGCTGTGCTATAATCATAACCAAGACAAAGTGTTGAAGATATTTCACAACTTGGTCTGTCTTTATGTCTTTCTAAAATATCTCCCTCTGTATAAATTCTTGAGAATGTATACGTTGGACATAATTTCAATCCAGTTATTTCTTCTATTTTACCTTGTAAATCTTGCATTAAAGTTTCCATTGCAAAATCTGCGTAACAACCAAAAGCATCAGGTACTTGATCGGAAGTAAAACCACCCAACCAATTATCTGGTGCTAGTCTACCTCTTAGTATCATTGTCTGTATAGCTCTTCTTTTTAAAATTGTATAATTATAAAGATGTTGTGTCAAAGCATCTGGTATGATGTTTCTAATAACTACATAATTATTTTCTTTAAACAGTTGTACGGTGTTAGTAACTGTGTTTGATCCGTCCATTTTTTTCCCTATAAAAAATTAAAATTTATATTTATTCTTGCTTTTTTATCTGTGCAAGTTGTCGAACAGTGTTTATCTAACCCATCAAAGATCAACATTCTATTTGCTTTGCTTTCAATTTTATCCCCATTTTCAAAAATTGTAAATCCATCACAGTCATTTATTCCTAAAATACAAGCAGTGTGGCTATAATCGTAATCTTTGTGCATATCATGTTGCACTATTTTTTCTGTTCTTGTGTATAAATTACATTTAATTCTAACGATTGCTTTTATATCTATATCTGCTTTTTGACGTAGAGCACCCTCTATTGGGAAAAAAACCTCATCAAAAAAAGTACATTTGGGAGCACCCCAGTTATAAAGTTCGTGGGTAAAATAAAAGTTGTCGTCTTTACTAGGTTCTTCAAAGGCAACACATTCATTGTAACCCCAACCAAAACTAGGTGTGTATATATGGTCTGCTATTTTTTTAAAGGTTTCCTCTGGTAAAAAATTTTCAATTATTCTGTGTTTCATTCTACTTCTCTTTATATGGGTATGTGTGAAAGGTTGATTTTATTTCCAGCTTCTTCTCTTAATTTATCTAAGTTGTCTTCTGTCAAAACATCAAAAGCAACCGTGATCCGTGGTCTGTTAAGAAAAGGTTCTGAAATCTCTACTCTGTGTTGCATAAATGGTTCGCCTATATAAAGTTTTCCTATTTCATTTTCTACTTCAAATGTTTCAAAAACTGTTTTTGTTTTCATTGGGTTTATAGAAACATAGCCATGTGCAGAACACTCAATATGAACATGCCAGTCTAATACTTCATCCATGTTATGAAAATTCAACCAACTCTGTAACCATAAAGGCTTGTCAGTTTTTAAATATTCTCGTGCTATCTTTTTTATATCATTAAATAATCTATAAAATCTTAATGAACCAGATGTTAGACTAAATATATTATAGGCTTGATAACCCCATGTCGTTGATGTGTCTGGAAAGAAACCATCAAATCTTTCTTTTGCATTTTCACAATCGGTTACAAAACCAAAAAAATCATCTTGGATGTATTTTAAATTATGTATTTGATAAGACATATTAAATAAATGGTTCACCACAAAACCAAACAACAAGTGAATATCTTACACCTTTTGTTACTGGCAAGACTCTGTGTTGCATATATGAAGGGAAAACAATAACTGTTCCCATCTTTTCTTTAATCTTTCCATTACCTAAAAACTCAAACTCTCCACCTTCATAGTCGTCATTTAAAACAACTGTCATAGATAGTTTTCTTGTTTTATTGTAAGTAACTATGTTTTTATCACTTACGTCTCTTGTAAAACCATTACCATCTTTATGAAACTCGTAGAAACCACCGACTTGATATTTGGTAATCTGCATAGGTTGCGCTGAATCAATCTGAAACCTCCACATGGCTTTATCGTTTGCATCATTAAGATAACCCCAAACCATCTCAAAAAGATTTGGACAACTACTCCAAGCAACTTGTGAGTCTCTTATCTCTTTTCTTACGTTTTTTTGTGTAACATTTTCACCACCAACACTTGCGTCTTCCCATTGACCTTCTGCAAATTTGATGATTTGATCGCAAGTTTCTTTTGGTACGGCTCGGTTATAAACATAGTAATCAGACATAGCGTTGTCTAATTGTAACGGTTCTTCGATTTTATCTAAGTTGTTCATGTTTCCCCCTTTACATGATTAATCTTTAGAAAATGATAGTGATCCTGGATTTGAAACTGATACAGTTGCCTCTTGATCGTTTACCCTTAATTTATTTGTTGATGAATCGTATGTAACTTCTTGTGTTGTATTAGAAGCCACGGCTGCACCAGCAGTATCTGTGTCTGCTTCACTTGATATCGCAGTAGCTGTTGATACTGAAGATCCTTCAACTTCTCTTACCACTGTAACAACTGTTTGCAGACTTTCTGCCGCTCCTTGTGTTGTCACTGCTTCATGACCTGTAGTATTACTACCATCATTCTGTGTAATCGTTATTGTAAAGTCACTTGTATTTTCAGCACTATCACTAGTAAAAGTTACTATCTTATGGTCAACACTACTGATTGTTTTATCACTATCTGTGCCAGTATCAAACTTACCAGTAAATGTACTATTACCATTTAGTGCATTTTTTATTCTAGTTCTTGCTTGTGTAGCATTTTCACCATCAGCAAAAGTACCACTTACACTAATAGTACCATCTGCATTAGATATAGCAAAAGTTGCTGGATCTTGTGAAATAAGACCTACCAAAGTCCACGCTTCACTAGTGCTGTTTGCAGTAATAAAACCAGTAGCTGCACCATTAGCTAAATCACCAGTAGCAAAATTACCACCAGCAGTTAAGCCACCACTTTGCACGGTAAATGTTTTACCAGTTCCATTTTGAACTCTTGCTCTTCTACCTGTGGTTGAAACTGTTGAAGCACCAGCAAGTCTCATGGGACCAAGTGAAGTGCTTGGAGAACATTGCACTCTTGCTCCATATTGACCACCGAAGTAAAGTCCTTCAACATTACCCCACGGACCTTGAAACTGACGATTACCACCTGGTGTAGCACTACCAAATGATTGTGTTCCATTTATTGTTAAATAAGAACCTGAACTCCATTTAGAATTAAAATTTGATCCTAACACTGATGCAAACTCTTGTGCCATTTGTTGATTGACAGGTGGATCCATACCCAGTTGAGGATCATTCGGTATAAAAACTGCATTTGTTGGTGGTTGAGAAAACCCTGGACTTGGACCTTGTGCCATTGGTGCTCCACCTGGACTCCTTAATGGTGAATTACCAGAATAGGTATGACTACTATCTACATCGATTGTTAGTCCTGGAGTTCCTACGTTACTTGCATCTCCACTACCAGATGCGTTTACACTTACATCTGTACCACCTGCATCAAAGTCTGTTCTAAAACCAAACTCTATAACTTCGTTGACTGGTGATTGAATTAAGTTAGCTGTTCCAGATACAGTAAATGTGGATTTATCTTCGAATATTAATCTTATTGTACCACCATCATTTGAGAATAGTTTTTTAACTCTACGAGGTGTCGCTCCGTCAAGAGCAAACAGTTTTGTTATTTGTCTAACTGTACTAGCATCCAATCCGAATATTTTTGGCATTTAAAACTCCTAGAACTGTCCTACTAATATAGCACCATTTGTAAAATCTCCAGCTACTGGATCATCATTACTCGCATCTGCTTCCAAGACTAACAAATGACCTAACTCTGTTTGCACATAAGCAGTTGTAGCTACTTGAGTTGAATTAGTATTTGCCGAAGCAGTTGGTGCAACTGGTGTGCCTGTCATTGTTGGACTAGCTAAACTAAGTGTATTAAAAGCATCAACAACGGCTGCTCCACTTCCAGCTCCATCTAAATAAATTGCTTTTGCAGTGCTAGGTGCTATCGTTACGTTTGCACCAGAGCCTTGTGATATAATTATGTTTTGTGAACCACTTGTTGCATTTTCTATTATATGCACTCTTTTCATGGTGTTCGGACCTATTGTAATCGTACAAGCAGAATCTAATGTTCCAGTGTACTTGATATACATTGATCTAGCAGCATCCGAAGATCCATCTGCTATCGTAGTTGTATGTGTGTCAGCGTTTGTTGTTATGGCTTCTGTACCAAAACCTAATGCCTCTCCTATTAATTCAAGATTTGTGTTAGTCGAAGTACCCCAAGTACCTGACTCATCACCAGTTGTGATTTCTTTTAATCGAAGATTGTTAACGTATGTTGCCATTATGCTACCCTTTCAATCCAATTAGCTACTTGATCTGGGACAATTAGACCCCAGATATTTTCTTCTCCAGTTGCACCAGTGCCACTAACTCCAGTCAAAGATAGCACAGAACCACCAGTTATTGCAACCGTTCCTATCGAAATTGTTGCTCCCGCTAACGTCACTGCTAGATTTCCATCAGCAGTAACAGATTCGTTACCCAATCCAGTTGTTCCAACGACTGTTGTGACTGGTGCTCCAGTTGTTCCACTTACAGTGTAATTGATAACTGGAGTATAAGCATAGTAACCCATGTTAGTATGATTAGTACAATAATAATGTAAAGTCTGTGCTCCAGAAGCGACAGTTATTTCTGTATACGCTCCAGCTGTACCAGGCGTTCCATTTGTTGTTACACCAGTTGTGTACTCTTGACCACCACCATGAGTTCCATTTGGCGTGACACTAAATCTTAATGGGTGTCCATCGTTACTAGCATCACTTTGGTCAAATCTATAAGTATTCCCTTCGTATAAATCTAAAGTAACATCTGCCGTTGCAGTCGATCCATTGATTGCATATTTATTTGTAGAGCCTAAGTTGTAATAAGGATGATTAGATGGATTACCACCCACAACAGTAACCGTAAATGTAATGGTTGCTGTAGATTTTTGAGCAAGATCAATTACTCCAGAAACACCAGTAGGTGAAACTAATGCAGTACCTACAACAGATTCATCACCAAATCCTATTGTGCCAGTTAATCCAGTTTCTTCTACTATGGCTCCAGCTGCGGCTAAAGCATTTCCTAGGGCAGTTGTTCCCGCAACACCAGTGACGCTGAATATACAAGTTCCAGTTATTGTTGGAGTTTGCACTAAGCCTTGTGCTACATTTGTAGTTACTGGAAGAACTTGACCTACGTCTGCAAATACTCCACCACCCCAAACTCCAGCACCCCAGCCACCATCTCCCCAACCAGTCATAAAACCGATTGTTGCAGAAAAGCCAGTTACAGTTGCGGTAATTGGAATTGAACCAATGGCACTACCAAGAAAAGTAGTACCTACAACAGGTGTAGGTATTGTTATATGAACACTACTAGCGTTGACTGTTCCTATAGAACCAGTAGCTTGTAATCCAGTTTCGATTACAAGAGAACCAGCAGTAGTTGCTTCATCACCAACGGCTGACGTACCCGCTACACCAGTAACGGCAACAGAGGTGTTACCAATACCACCCCAACCAACAGCACCCCAGGTGCCTTGTCCCCAGCCGTTAGCCATAAGGATTTACCCTATGCTATACGGATAATAGCGTTTGAAGCGTCAGCTGTAGGGAATTGTATTGTAAAAGTTCCAGATGTTGATGTCTTATTAGATGTAAAATCCAAAACACAAACAGCTTTATTACTGGCAGAGCTATTATAAATTAACGCTCCCATTGCAGTAATTGTTGCAGTTGTGAAACTCAAGTCAGCAAAATCTGTAAACGCAGTTGTTCCAGATGTGGTTGGAGTAACATTTGTTAAAGAACCACCACCAGTTGCATAAGTTCCACTTGAAGCAACTTCGCCAGTCGTAGTGAACGCAGTTGTTGTTGCTCCTAATGTTGCAGTTGTGCTTGATTTACCACCACTGCCTTCTGCATAGAGTGCTAACTTAAAAGTGTTTCCACTTGAGTTTGTAAAGTTATGTGTCCCTACTAACAGCTCTTGTTTAAAAGAGGTACACATTGCTTGTGCTATAGCCATATTAGAGTCTCCTTATATATTCAGCCGTTTCCTTTTGACCACTTGATCTTAAGGCTTGAATGATAGTACCACGCTCTTCTCTTCTTGCCAAGAGAAGATAATGATACAATACTTTTTTGAGATGTTCTCTAAATTGATTGGCTTGTTGTCGTATGTGTGGTGGAGCTTCATCAGATATACTGACTATCTTGTCTACGGCTAAATCTGCTAACTGTTCGTTTGATAGACCACCTTCATTTGAAGTCATGACATTGACATTACCCGCTTGTGATACTCCTACATTAAACATTTATTTCTCCTCGTAAGTGACACCAGGTATGTCTTCTCTACCTATAATGTTAGGTGTAGAGTCTAAAGGTTCTGGTGGTTGTAGCTTTGATTTTCTTGTAATTAACATATTGCCTTGTGTTGTGGTAGATACAATCGGATCATCTAATCTATGATACCCATAGAGCTTTTGATCTTCTTTTACGTTTGTATCAAGCAATGATGAATTATGTGCAATGTTTACTTTTATACCTTTTGATATAGCAATCGCTAACCAAAACTCACAACATCCTCTGCCTGCTTCAGCAAAAGCTACATTACTATATGTAAAGTCTATGCCATACAAATGAATTTCTTTTACTTCTTGAGCTATTGCAAAAGCAATACTGTAAGCAACTGTATTATTAAGGTAAGCATACTTAGTCTTTTGTAGGACTTCTTGTAAAGGATATTCAACAACATCTGGACATCTTTTGTCTATGGTGCAAGAAAAGATTGGAATACCTAACTTTGCTTTTAGTCTGTCTACCATGATATTTGTTTGTTTACCAGCGTTAGGACTATCAAGAAACCTTGATGGTGGATCCATCATAAAACATTTATCGTGATATATAACGCCAGATATAGAATTGATTGCCCAGACTTCATCAAACTTTTCGCTTCTGATTCTGGACATTAGATATTCACTACAACTATTGCCGAGACCGACAATGGCTACGCTACCGATTTTCTTCCCCATAATGCTTCCCTTACTGTTTCGGAATCTTTACCAAACCTTCTCTATAAGCATCAGTATTTTCTTGTCCTTCTCCATAAACCTTAAGTCTAGTTATAGCTTCACCATATCTAGCAGTATAAAGTTGTAGTATATCGGACTCCCCTTTCATAAAACTATATGCCTCGATCAAACAAGCGTATAACAAAGCGTCTGGTGCATTAGTGCTTATCCAAGTTGTGCCAGAATTATCTGTGGTAAGTGAGGCAGGTCTATAATAATAATGTAATTCTGCTACATAATCGGCATCTGGTGTTGGAGCTACTATGTAATTATCAACATCAAAAGAAGCATAATATATTGGAGATCCAGTTGTTGCTGGATTAGGAGTATACTGTTGAATGAAGTTTACATCTTTTTGTAAAAGAAAAATATTCTCACTATTTTTTACATAAGATAAAGAAAAAGTTGCTAGATAATCGCTTGGTTTTTGTAAAAATTTATTACCAGTTGTCAAACCACCTTCTACATTTTTTCTAAAAAAATCTAAATCTACAGACTTTAATATTCTTTCTTCTGCGTTTTTAATAATAAAATCTAGTTCGTTTACAAAAGTCGTTTCGTTGTTTTCTGTCCAATCTTGTATTGATTGTTTTAATGTCGTTAAAGTAAAACTCATGATGTACTCACTGTTACTGTTCCCAAACTAGTTGTAGCTGTAAACGCTGTCATCTTTTGTCCTATTATACCATTTCCAGCGTTTGTGTATACTACAAATGCAGTCAAGTCTGTGTCTTGATTAGGTCTTGGTTCATACAATGCTGTTGGGTCTGGGCCTGGATAATTAGGTTCTAGTTGAGGATGTTTAGCTTCATACTCATCTGGACCTACTTTAAGTCCATTCCATTCTTTTCTCATTTCACGCAAACGATAACGAAATCCAGATCTATCTGAATATCCCCATGCGTATCTGCCACTTGCGTACCTAGCCATTAGTATCTCAAGTATGAAATGTTAGGTGTTAACTTGAGAGGTGTGCTACTTGCATCTTCTGCTGCGGCTCTTTGAAACTCTTCTTCGTATATACTTTTTAGTATTTGTATTCTTTCGGGTGCTCTTTTTATAGCTATATAATAAGCAAGTCCCGCTGCCATACATGGTAAGAATCTAAAAGGTGCATCAGTTGTATTAACTAATGTGTCTGCATCTTCTATTCGTCTTACATAGTAAAAGACTAAAGTGTAGGAATCATCTGGAGTTGACCATAATGTAATCGTAGGAGTTACTTGTCTATCAAAAAAATACTGACTTGGTTGTCCAGAGTTACTCTTATTAGGTATTTTTAGATACTCACTACGGCTCATTTGAGTCAAAGTAAAATCTGTGCCACTACTGTTTCTTAAAACAACTTCTAATAAATCTACAACTGTAGCATCTAAGAGAGTGTAAGAAGCAGTTCCAGAAGTCACTGCCACAGTTGATTGCTTAACTGTCCAAAGATTCAATCCTCTGTTTGCCCAATCAGCAAACATAAGATTTAAAGAACGTCTAGCTGTTCTAGCATCGTAACCAGTTCTCATCTCTAAGCCACATCTTTCGTATGCCTCTTCAATAAGTTCTGCTACATCTAAATTAAAATCTCTTGAGCTTGAAGTTGCCATTTATTTCTTCCTTCTTCTCACTGCCTTAACTCTTCTAGGTGCACCTGCTGGTTGTCCTATTCTTTTCTTCTGTGCTATCCTACTACGTTTTTCAGCTGCTGTCATCTCTGAAGCCGTCTTTGGTGTTTTACTAGAAATCCTTTTTGTTGGTCTACAATAAGGCGTACCTCTTTTCTCTCCTTTTTGTCTTCCACACTTTTTACCAGTTCTTTGATCTTTCCAATCTTCTTTGAACCATCTCTTAAGTGCTAAACCAGCTTTTGTCTTTCTAACTGCCATTATGCGTACTTTGTCTTTTTTCTTCTGCCTGCCATTATAGCACCACAACCTCGTGCTATATTAGGATTTTTAGATTTTCGTTTAGTCATTCTTAC